AAAGATCCAATTCTTGACGCAATCAATCTTTTGAAAAGCAATGGATATAAAGTTTTTAAAGAAAAAGTCGAACTTGAAGAAGTTTAACTATTGACAAAAAAAAGTTTTTAGAGTATAATTAAAGAGTAGTCGCACACAGCAACAAAAAATCAATTTTAATGAAACAAAATGCGACTAGTTATTCAGTGAATTAAAATAAGACACTAACAGCAACAAAAAAACACTGCAAACGTTAAAACAAATGTATCTTGCTTCAAAAAAAAGGAGAAATTATGAACCCATTACTAAGGAATGTTCCACCAGCAGTTAATAAAATTACAAAAGAAAAAGTTGTTAAAGTGGCACACATAGAACTTCCAAAGAATCTACTTTTGAAAGAAATGACAAAAGATAGATACAAAACAAAAACAGAAAACGGTGCTGATGCTTATTCAACAACTTTTTCCGCAAATCTTGATTTATTCGCCTCTGGCGGAGCAATGAGAAGCAAAACCACCATTGAAAAAGAAAACATTTTTGCCAAGGCACTAAAAGAAGAACCACTTACTGCTTTAAAAAACATTTTTTATCTTCGGGATATTCGCGAAGGAAAAGGCGAAAGAGAAGCATTTAAAGTTGCCTTGAAATATATGGCAGTACGTTATTCAGAACTTGTTTGGAAAAATATTGGATTAGTAAAAGAATATGGAAGATGGGACGATTTGTTTGTTCTTTTTGGAACACCGCTTGAAACTGTGATGATGAATACAATAAAAGATCAACTTCTTCTTGACGTAGAAGCAGAAAAACCTTCTTTGTTAAATAAGTGGCTCCCATCAATAAATACATCCTCAAAAGTAAAAGTTGCTATGGCATATAAGTTTGCCAATTTCTTTGGAATAACCCCTCGCCAATATCGAAAAATGTTGGTTGATTTGAGAAATAAAATTAACATTGTGGAAACTACAATGTCGAAAAACAATTGGAAGCAAATTGATTATTCGAAAGTTCCTTCAAAAGCATCCTTGCTTTACAGGAAAGCATTTTACAAACACGACGAAATTGGATTTAATAAGTTTATTGAAGCTGTTAAATCCGGTGAAAAGAAAATAAATGTAAAAGATTTATTTGCTTCGGACATTGTAAATAAAGCTCTTCAATCAGACGGATCAGATGCAGAAATTCTTGATGTGATGTGGAAAAGTTTGCCAGATTTTACAAATGGTAAAAGTGCTATTTGTATGATAGATACTTCTGGAAGTATGTTTGATGCTGATGTTGCTCACGTTGCTTTTGCTCTTGGTATTTATTTTGCAGAAAGAAGTTCTGGCCCCTTCAAGGATCACTACATTACTTTCAGTTCAGATGCCAAATTGGTAAAACTTGAAGGTGAAAATATTGCTCAAAAAGCAAGTTTTTTAAGAATGATGCAAATAAATGCTGCTAATACAAATGTGATTAGCGGGTTTAAAGCAATTCTTGATGCAGCAATTTCTGCTAATCTCGAACAGAAAGATTTACCAGAAAGTGTAATCATAATTTCTGATATGGAATTTGATATTGCATCTTCTGGAAATAAGACACCGATGAAGCAAATAAAAACTATGTTTGATTTGGCTGGTTATGTTGCTCCTAAGTTGATTTTCTGGAATGTTTGTGCAAGAGGAAAACAATTTCCAGCAACATTTGACGAGAAAAATGTGAACTTGGTTTCTGGGTATTCAACAAATATTTTTAAAAGTATTTGCAGTTTAGATGTAGTTCCAGAAGAAACTCCTTTGGAAGCAATGTTGCGAACTTTGAATGTAGAAAGGTATGAAGCAATAAAAGTTTAATAAAATATAAGGCACACACAGCAAACAAAATTTTAATATGGTTTTAAAAACAAAATGTGTCTTGACAAAAAAAGTTTTTTAGAGTATAATATTTATACAGAGGAGAAAAATGAAAGTAATTATTGTTGGAGATATCCACGGAAGAAATACATGGGAAAAATTAAGAGATAAAGCCGACAAGATTGTTTTTGTTGGAGATTATTTCGACACAAGAGATAATATCTCTGGTAAAAAACAACTTGATAATTTCATTAGTTTAACATCTTTTAAAAGAGGAAATAAAGATAAAGTTATTCTTCTTCTTGGTAATCATTGCCACGGGGTAGGTACTGATATTTTAAGTTCGGATGGATGGATTCCTATAGAGGATGCTTATTTAAAAGCAAAAGATAACCTTCTAGCTCTAGCTCAGTTTGATATTAATTCTTTAAGTGTTTCTTTTAATAAACCAACAATGGCTTCTAAAGGGTATTCGGAGAAAATGAAGAGGGTTGAGAGTAGAAATATAAGTATGCTTGTAACTGACGGGCATGATTTAATTTATAAAGGTAAAAAAACTTCCGTAAAAGATTTGGAAAACATAGAGGTATTAAAAGAATCAGATTTTCCATTAACAGGAAACTCTAATACATCAATTGAGATAGAAGATTCTTGGATAAGATTACTAACTTGGATTATAATGGATGGGACAATTGTTCATGATAAAAAATATCTTAGTAAAAAGAGAATTCAATTTCATTTAGCCAAAAAAAGAAAAATAGAAGAATTAAAAAAACTTTTAGAAGAAATGAATATTCCATATACACTTAGAAAAGGAATAAAGAAAGAAAATAGATTACAAGATGTATATATTAATATTTATGGCCAGTATGCTAGAGATATTTGTATAAAATTGGACAACAAAAAACAAATTCCAAAAGATTGGGCATTTTTTAGTAAAAGTCAACTTGTCATATTTTTAGATACATTAATACAAACTGATGGTTATTTAAGAAAAAATGAAAGAAACCAATCTACTATTTTATGGGCAACAATAACTAAAAATGATATAGATATAGTGTCTCAAATGTGTATTAAAAATAATTACATCTTTAGATATAAAGAGAAAATTAACGCCTCTGGATTTAAAAACGGAAAATTACAATATCAAGCAAAAATACAAGAGAACAAAAAAGTAAGAGGGGATTTTGTAAAGATTAAAACAGTAGAATACTCTGGAAATACTTATTGCTTTACAATGCCACTTGGAACTTTAATAACAAGATATAATGGTAAAATAGCTTTTGCTGGAAATTGTTATCAGTATTTAAAAGGCGTCGATGAAACATATTCTGGTTATCAACCAGTTTTTCATCATGATATTAGAGAAGCACTAGAATATGCCTTAAAAGAAAATTTGATAGAAATTTGCTACGAGTTTAGCAATAATAAAGAAAAGTTTTTAGTTTCTCATGCAGGAGTTTCACCTGTTTGGCTTAAAAACAAAATAACAAGAGATGAGAATGTTTCTATTAGTAAACAAATTAATGACTTGTTCTTAATAAACAGAGATGTCTTTTCTTTTTATCAAGAAGAAATAAAATATGGGAATAGAAGTTCCTATGGAGAAAACGAAGAACAATCTCCTATTTGGATAAGAGAAGCAAGTTTAAATTGGAGTTTATTAAGGGATTTAGAAATTCGTAATTATAAACAAATCATTGGCCATACGATGGTTGATAAAATAAATATTGATGAATATCCCTGTTTTATCAAAATTGATTCCATTCATAATAATGAATATCTCATTGTTAATGATGATAATATTGAAGTTGGAAAAATAATATAATTTTTTAAAGGAGAGATGAATGATAAAAACACATCTTATGATAATTGATCCCCAGAATGACTTCACAAACCCAAAAGGTTCGTTGTTTGTTAATGGGGCAGTAGAAGATATGAGCAGGTTGGCTGCTTTTATTTCAAAGAATAAAACAAAGTTTTATGATATTCACACTACGTTGGATAGTCACCACAAACTTCAAGTTTTCCACCCAATGTTTTGGAGAGATAAGGATGGGAAAGAACCAAACCCATTTACCAGAATCACAGAAGATGACATCACAAAAGGAATTTGGAACACACGTATTCCTTCAATGAGAGAAAGAGCTTTGAATTATGTTAAAACCTTGAATGCTGGTAATCGTTATCAGCTTATTATTTGGCCGGAACATTGCCTCATTGGTTCTTGGGGAACACAGGTTAATGATGAGGTTTTTAAAGCTTTGATGGAATGGGAAAGTGCAACAACTGGAATGGTTGATTTTGTTACGAAAGGTTCTAATATCGGAACAGAACACTATTCCGCAGTAAGAGCAGAAGTGATTGATCCGGCTGACCCAACCACTCAGCTCAACCAGGGATTAATTGATATTAGTCAAGATTCTGACGTTGTTCTTGTTGCTGGTGAAGCTCTTGATTATTGTGTGTATAATACCATCAAGGACATTGCTTCTGCATTTGGTCTGGAAAACACAAAGAAGATTAAAATCCTTCGTGATTGCACTTCTTCTATTGATCCTTCTGCCACGGCAAAAATTGAAGATGAATTTTCCAAAATGGGAATTCAGTTCGTAGATACCTCTTGGTTTGATAAGTAAAGGAGAATGAAATGAGATTCGATCTTGATAAAGGCGATATTACCACATCTGTAATTCCCGGTTCCAGTTTTAAATATTCTGCCGTAAAAGCAGACAAACTTGGGGCTGTTGAACAGACCCTTGCCACAATTGCCATTGATACTTCTGGTTCAATGTCTCAACATGAAGGAAAACTCCTTACGATGCTCAACACAATTGTTGATGCTTGTAAGAAATCACCGCGAAGGGAGAATATGATTGTTCGCGTTCTCACTTTTGATGATAAAGTTTCTGAAATTCACGGGTTTATTCCCCTTAATTCCATTGTTCAATATCAGCAAAGCGATCTTCATTGTAAAGGAATGACGACTCTCTATGATGCCACTTTGAATGCTGTTGCCGCTACAAGATTGTATGGAGAAGATCTTGTTAAACAAGATTATGATGTTAATGGAATTGTTTTCATTGCTACTGATGGAGCAGATAACAAATCTTCTTACACTCCTGGTAAAATTGCCTCAGAAATTGAAGATATTTCTAAATCAGAAACGATTGGAGACATAACAACAATTTTGATTGATATGTCTCCATCTTCTCTTGAAACATTCAAGGTGGATGCCAAACTTTCGAGTCGTATTGAATTTGGAGATATCACCTCTGGGAAATTGGCAAAACTTGCTAATTTTGTTAGTAAAAGTATTAGTTCTTCAAGCCAAGCTTTGGCAACAGGAACTTCTGTTGTTATTGCCGCCCCCACTTTTTAATTAAAGTATCCCTGCTGTGATGATACAGTTTATCAAGAGTCATTTTTTGACAGGGATGTAAAGGAAATAAAAATGTTAGACATAGTTTTAAAAAAAAGTGACAGCCACAACATTCAAGATTCTGGTCTTGTTGAGATAGTAAAAATAGGAAACGTTGAAATTCCAACTATGGTTATTTCTGATGGTTGTAGTTCTGGAATAAATACTGAATTTGGTTCTATGTTAATTTCTCTTTCTTTTATGAGTGTAATGAAAGAAAATTCTGATATACTTGATTTTAAAAATCCAGCATTAATTTATGAAAAATTTCTTAGGAAGTTTTCATATTCCTGTCTGTCTTTAAAGATAGAAGTTGATATGGCACTTGCTACATTAAATGCTGTGTATGTTTTTGAAGGAAAAATTTATCATATTATGGCTGGTGACGGTTTTTTATTCTACAAGAAAAAAGAAGAAGTTTTTTATTATAGACATTTCTTTGAAAGTAATGCCCCCTATTATCCTGCATATAAAATTTTTAACAAAGAAAAAGAATATGAACAATCATTTGAAAAAAACAACAGAATTATTGAGAGGACTGCATATATAACAGGTGATGTCGTTGATAGTCATCATTGGGGTAAAAACGTTCACATTCGAGAGCATAATATTGATGACATTTCTTATCTTGGAATTTCAAGTGATGGAATAGAATCATTTCAAAATAACGGAAATTCATTTGATTATTATGAAATTTGTAAAGAAATGTGTGATATAAAAAATAGCACTGGATCTTTTGTTCAAAGAACCTTTAATAGAGTTAATAAAAATTTAACAAAATTAGAGTATTCAAATTATGATGATGTCAGTATCGCAATGATGATACTTTAAAGGATTTTTTATGTTAAAAATAATTTATAAAGGAATTGAAACCACTCTTAGAGATAGTGAATTTCTAACAAGTGGTGGACAAGGAGATATTTATCTTAAAAATGGTTTGATTTTTAAGATATATAACACGGCAACATCAAATGAAACTTTTGAAAAACTAAAAGAATTAATGATTCTTGATAAACAAAACATTATCAAACCAATTGATTTGGTTTTTGATATAAAATCTCGTCCAATTGGATATACTATGTCTTATGTTGACGGGGCAGAAAGTTTACCTCTCCTTTTTACTTCGAGTTTTATCACTAGAAACAACATAGATTTAAAAATGACAAAAGAACTCATTAAAAATATGGCCGAAACAATTGAATTTATTCACGGAAAAGATATTCTTCTTGTTGACGGAAATGAATTAAACTATTTAGTAGATAAGAAAACTTTTACAAAACCATATTTTCTTGATGTTGATTCTTATCAAACAAAAAGATTTCCAGCTACTGTCATTATGCCAAGTATTAGAGATTTTAAATCTAAAACTTTTAATAAAGAAACTGATTGGTATTCTTTTGGTGTGATTTCTTTTCAACTTTGGACAGGTATTCACCCCTACAAAGGGAAACATCAATCCTTCAAAAACATTGAAGAAAGATGTAAGAATAACATTAGCGTTTTTAATAAAGATGTTAGTTATCCAAATTCGGTAAGAGATTTTAAAAATATTCCAAAAGGATATCTTGAATGGTATGAAAATGTTTTTGAAAAAGGAATGAGAATACCACCTCCATCAATTGATGACGTTGTTCAAGTTCGTATTATTAAAAATATTAATCCTGCCGATTTTATTATTAATCTGGAACACATTTTTGAAGAAAGTGAAGTAATTAAATCTGTTAAATATATTAATGGAAATTTTATTATTACTACTGACAAAAGTATTTGGCTTAATAAAAGAAAATTTCCAAAAGAGAAAGGAAGCGAAATTGTTTACACTCAAGAAGGAATGTATGAAGTTTTTGTTGTTGGTAAAAAACTTCATCTAAAAAATATTACCAAACAAATAACAGAAATTGATACTTCTAAGTTAGTAGATAGATTTTTTGTTATTGACGGAAGATTATATATAATCTATGAAAGTGTTTTAATGGAACTAGAGATTAGAAAAATTGGAGAAAATATTCATTCGGTTGTTAAGTTTTCTCAGCAAATATCTCCCACTTCTATGAAAATTTTTAGTAATGTTATTTATGCTGATTTGCTTGGTAAATCTTTTTTCTATATACCATTTGAAAGCGGTAAAATGAATGTTTTTAAATTTTCCATTCTTGATAGATGCAAAATTCATGACGCAAAATTTGAAAATGGAATGCTAACTGTTTGTGCTACTGATCTGAAAGGAGAAACGGGAATTTATAGAATAAGACCAGATAAAGATTATCAATATTTTGAAACAGATATTCAAGAAATTAATTCCACAACCCTTTCTAATGGTGTAAATGTTTTATTTGATACCGCAAAAGATGAGATTTATGTTATGAATGTTAATGATAAGCAAACAGGGTTTTCTATTCAGCAAAGAATTATTAATAATGTTAATCTTCCAGATTCCTCTCAGCTGATAAATAATGGAACAGCAGTTTTGTTTTTTCACAAAAATATGTTAAATAATCTTAAGATGAAGTAAAAAAAGGAGAACAAGTATGTTTAAGAAAATTAGGGTTGCTTTTTATGGGTTTAGGTATCGAAATATTCTCAAGATTTTGAATAAAATCAGAGAAGAAAAAGGTTTATCAAAAGTTATTTTTGAATAAAGGGAAAAAATGGAAAAAATAATTATGACTATCGAGGACGGGATAGGAAGCACAGAAGAACTTTTGAAGATTATTGAAGAACAAGCAAATGAAGCAATAGAAACGACAATTTGTGATAATGAATAATATTGACAAAAAAAAATTTTTAGTGTATAATTAGAGAGTGGAGAAAATAGTGATAAATAAAAAAACATTAGATGCTTTTTTGTCAGGTAAATTTGGTAAAATATTTAAAAGAGATTATCTTGAAAATATGGAATTGTTTCGATTAAAAAATAATGCTCCTGGTGCTTCTATAAATATTCCTTTTCACGTTGATGGGGAACTTGAAGATAATGAAGCCACTATCGTAGTAAGCATTAAAATATGCAACAAAGAGGAATACGAAAAAGGAAATCCTCGGGAAACAAAAATGTTTTCTATCAATAACTCATTTAATGATGAGTTATCGAAAACAGTTTTGGATATGATGGGGGAAGTATAAAATGGAAATAAAACAAATTGACATTAATGATAATGACACTCTTGCTATTAGTATTATAGAAAATTTGAGAATGAATAATATGTTTGTTCAAAATAAAAAAGAAAAAAGCAATTGGATTATTCTTGGAATGTTTAATGATTTTAATCATTTTGTTGAATATAAAAAAAGTTTTAATTTAAAATAAGTTTCTCTTTTTATAGAGAAATTATAGTGGCGGTTTAAATAGTTTTCCTATTTATCATTAATGATATTAAAATTAAAAAACTATTAGGAATGTGATCCTAAATAAAATCATAAGGTTCGACTTTAACCTTAAAAAGTATAAGTGGCATCCCCCTTCTTACTAATGTGGGGATTTTTTTTAGAGGTAAACATGAAATTTAAAGTTAATGACGAAATAATAGCAATAAAACCTTGCGATGGAAATGATGATTTAATTGGCATAACTGGAAAAATTTTTGAAATAAGACCAGAGGAAGAACTTTCGTGTGGCGTTTATTTTGAAAGATTAGGAATTAATGGGGAAAACTATAGATATTGTTGGTGGTGCGAAGAAGATAGTTTATCTCTTTCTAAATGTATAAAAAACAAACAACTTTTATTTGATTTTGAAGAATAAAAAAATTGGGATATCATATAATGGTTATTATCGAAAATTTTGAATTTTCTAATTTTGGTTCGATTCCAAATATCCCAGAAGTTATTGACAAAAAAAATTTTTTAGAGTATAATTAGTGTATGATATTAAGGGAGAATAAAATGTCTCATTTTCAAAAACATCTTAACAAATACTATAAACTTGAAAAACAAGCAATTAATTTAAAAAGAAGAATTAATGAATTGTATGACATATCCTACACAGAGGAAGTTCCTATCGAAGTTCCGTATCATAGCGGATATTATTTTGAACTTGCCATAAAACAAAACATAAAAATAAAAGAAAAAAATAGAGCAAAAGTAAATTGGATTCTTGAAAACTCAAAAAAACTTTGGTATAAAGAAAAAAATCCAAGTTCATTGGAATATTATGATGTTTGTTTAGATAAAACAATTGAAAAATTTGGTGGTAGTAGAAACTTTTTTCCAATCCTCACAGAAAGAAGTTATGAAAAAGTTCCTAGAGAATTAAAAAGTGATTTTCCTTTATTTTCTTTTCTTGACAAAGATTCCTTATTTAATCAAGAAATTAAATTTAATACGTGGAGTGGTGAAAAATATAATATGTTTTACATAACTCACGAATTTAAAAAAATGTTTTATTTAAAAAGAAGTAAGAGAATAATTACTCATAGAAAAATAATCTTTGGCGAATTTGAAAGCGAAGAAAAAAAAATAAATGATAAACTATATAATGACGGATTTTACACAAGATTTGCCCCAGATGGAAGAAGATGTTGGGAATATGATTGGCATATTAGAGGAATTAACAAAAGGGACAACAAAAGGTTTTTTCCAGAAGAAGTTGATGAAGAGTTTTAATTATTTTTAATGTATAACTAAGTAAAGGAAAATAAAATGAATAAAATAATTATTGAAACAGACAGGTTTAAAAATAAATTCTGGACCTTGGATAACAAACTTCACCGAGTTGATGGACCAGCCGTTGAATATACTGATGGACATAAAGAGTGGTGGTTGGATGGAAAACTTCATCGAATTGATGGACCAGCTGTTGAATATGCTGACGGAAGAAAATATTGGTATTTGAGCGGTGTTAAAATTCAAGAAAAAGATTTTGTAATTAATAAGAAAGGTCAATAATTATTCACTTTCAAAAAGGAATAATGTTGACAAAAAAAATTTTTTAGAGTATAATTAGTGTATGATATTAAGGAGGAGATAAAAATGAAGATAGTTTGGGCTATCGTATTAAACATAATCATGTTGATTTTGTTAATTTCAGTCGTGGGTCCTTTGGCAATAAATTTGTTGCCAAGTGGTAGTGGTTTTTTTGTTCTGCCGGTTCTTTTGGTATTACAGGTTCAATTGAATTTGTTTATATTTAAAAAAGAAATCAATAATTTGATTAAGAAAATTAAGGAGTAAAGATGAAAAAATTTTTTGTGATGATGATGGCGATTGCCTCTCTTTTTGTTTTTGTTGGATGTAATTCATATCCTGTCCCTGCTGGACAGGTTGGTATTATTGTGGATCTTTATGGTGGAAGTAATGGAATTCAAAATCAAGTGGTTACTGTTGGTAGATACACTCTTGGTTGGAATCAAGAACTTCATCTCTACCCTACTTATAAAATTCAATATGCTTTTACTCAATCAACTGGTGAAGGTGATCCTGATGATGAGGCAGTTTATTTTCAAAATAAAGATGGAGTAAAAACAAATGGAGATTTTGCTGTTCAAGTACAAGTAAGGCCCGATGCTGATAGTATTATTAAACTTTTTACTACTTACAGAGAATCGGTTGATAAAGTTGTTCATACACAAGTAAGAAACCGGCTTCGTGATTATATAAATCTTTATGCTTCAAGTATGTCAGTTGAAGAACTTTATGGCCCAGAAAAAATGGTTATGGTTGAAAAAGTTCAAAAGGCATTGAATGAAGAATTTTATCCACAAGGACTAGAAATTATTACCGTTTCGATTCTTGGAAATATGCGCTTTGATCCTCTTGTGGAAGCAGCAATCACAGCTAAAATTACAGCAACACAGAAAACACTTCAAAGAGATAACGAAGTGGCACAAACAGAAGCAGAAGCGAAAATTAAAATTGCCCAAGCTCGTGGAGAATCTGAATCAAATAGATTGCTTGCTATGTCTTTAACTCCACAAATGGTTGAATGGCAGAGAGTTCAAAATGAAAAACTAGCAATTGAAAGATGGAATGGTACTTTACCAACCACAACTGCTGGTGGAAGTATTCCTTTTATTAATATCAAATAAATCAGAGGACTGCCCCTTATAGGGGTAGTAATGAGCCAATGTTCCGTTCCAAGTCGGAAAAATAATTTAACTATAATTAAATAAAGGAAAATAAAATGATCAAGTTTCCAAAAAACAAAAAGATTTATATGGAAAAAAACGGTAGTAAGGATGGTATTTTTATTACCTGTATATTAAAAGAAGACAAATTGCTTCTTTGTTCAAAATCTTTTGATAGAAATGTTGTTGATATAAGAGATTTTTTCGAACTAACATTAGAAGAAGCAGATGAACAATATAATCTCGGAAACCCTTTTGAACCAAACTGTATTGACAAAAGAAGCGTTTGGGAAATTGTAAATCAAGAAGGTTCATTACTTGGGTGTGATTCTGTTTGTGAAAAATATGGAATTGATTTGCCCTATAAATCAATTAGATATAATATGTTGTATGTTTTTCTTTGTTGGTATTCAGCCAGTATTTTAGGAAGACGTTTAGGAAGATGGATGAATAGGAGGTTGAAAAATGAAACTTATTAAGTTTAAAAAATGCTTAATTTGGACTGGGATAAAAACTACTATAGAATTAAGACGCACTTGGATGATAGGGGTGGCAATAGAATGTTTTATTTCTTTTGAATATAAAGCATTAGTTCTAATTCTGCCTTTTGTAAGTTTAACAATCGAAAATTATAACGAGGATAAAAAAAATGAAAAAAAAGAAACTTAGGTTTATTATTTTAAGAAAAATATCTGATGAAAAAGCTGTTCAGTGTGAAACAGGAATAACAGATTCTAAATTTTATAAATCAATTGGGAAAGAAGAAGCCCTAGAAGAATTATTGAAGGAGATAGAAGAAGATGAATAAACCAAAAAATGAAAATTACGCAGGGGTAGTTGTTGCACTTACATCAATCATTCCATTGGAAGGAATGAATAATGTTGTTCATGCAAATATCTTTGGAAATCTTGTTATTGTTGGGAAAGATTCCAAAGAAGGTGATGTTGGTATTTTCTTCCCGATAGAAACTCAATTGTCAAACAAATATCTTGAAGAAAACAATCTTTACAGAAAGCAAGAACTTAATAAAGACAAAACTTTGAAAGGATATTTTGAAGAGAATGGACGAATTAGAGCAATGAAATTTGCTGGCAAGTTTAAGTCGATGGGACTTTTTATGCCACTTCCTTCTGTTTCTTTTGCTCTTTCTAAAAAAGAGGAATTGAAAGTTGGAGACATTTTTGACGAGATCAACGGGATGGAAATCTGTAAAAAATATTTCAATCCAAAAAATGAACCAAAAGGGCCAAACAAAACTAAACAAACAAAGCACAAAAAAGTTGAATCAAAACTTATTGAAAAACAATGGAATTTTCATATTGATACTCCGCAACTGGGAAGAACAATTCATGATTTGTCTCCTGATGATTTATGTGATGTTAGCACTAAAATTCATGGAAGTTCTTGGATCAGCGGGAAAGTTCTTTGTAAAAGAAAACTTAACCTATTTGAAAAAGTTTTACACAAACTTGGTGTAAATATTAGAACAGAAGAATATGACTATATCTGGTCAAGCCGTCGCGTTGTAAAAAACTTGAATATGGATGAAAAAATTCATTTTTACGGAGAAGATCTTTGGGGAATGGTTCATGAAAAAGTAAAAGGTTTTCTTGATGACGGAATTACTTTCTACGGAGAAGTGGTAGGACAACTGCCAAACGGAAAATGGATACAGAAAGATTATGATTATGGAACAAATCCTGGTGAGTTCGGTATTTATTTTTATAGAATTACCCACACAAATTCTGCTGGAAAAGTTTTTGAATGGAGTATGAAGCAAGTTAGAGATTTTTGTAAAATGAATGGGTTGAATATAGTTCCTCAACTTTATTATGGAACTCTGGGAGATTGGTTAAATAAAAGAAATATTGAGTGGACGAAAGAAAATTTTCATGAAGTTCTTCTAAAATCACTACAAAATGAATATCTTGAAAAGGATTCTGTTCTTTGTAAAAACAAAGTCCCAGAAGAAGGGATTGTTTTGAGAAGAGAAAGTAGTGAAATTGATGTAAAAAAATTAAAGGCATTCAGATTTTTTGAAGAAGAGGGAAAACAAATTGACAGCGGGGAAGTTGATATGGAAACAGAAGAGAGTTAAATGTTTGTAGAAAATAAGGTAAACAGATCACATAAACTAAAATGTTGCCAATGTAAAACAAATCTTCCAATGGGAACATCAGTTGTTTTTGAACTGGATGAAGATTATCGTTTTGTTGCTGTTTATTGTTTAGGGTGCGTAAATAGCGACCCATACCTTTTTCTATCAACGTTAAATGAACATCCATACAATTTGGAGGATTAGATGCTAAAAGAAGAAGATCACAAATGTTTTACTTGTAAAAAAACTTTCCCCGATTGTAATGCCAAAACAATCATTTGGGGAATTGATATTAATGACAAATATGAAAACACTAAGTTTTCCGATTTAGTTGTTGAGTGTAGTGAATATCAAGAAGTAGAAAAATGATAATCGGAAGTCATGCACAAAGTAGATTAAAAACAAGATATAATATTGAAAAAAATAGTTTTCTTGCGGAATACAGAAAAGCAATTCTTAATAAAAATTATTATACAAAAAAAGATGGCGAAAAAGAAGACACAAGTATTTTAATTTTTTCATCGGATAGAAAAACATTAAGAAAAGTAATCATTTCAAACACCACTGGTTTTATGGCAACCATATTACACGTCCAAAGTAAAGACATTAAAGAAGCAATTGATAAAAAAATATTAGATTAACTATTGACAAAAAAAGTTTTTTAATGTATAATATTTATATAGGGGATTTAAAATGAACGAAAAAGAACTTGAAAAAAAATATGAATTTTTTTTAAAAGAAGAAGAAAAAATAAAAAAAATTGAATTAGACAACAAAGTAAAAATTGTAATATTTATATATTCAATTCTTATTTTTTTTGCTGCTATTATTGTTGTTTTTTTGCATCATTCTTTATTTTCTTTTTTTTGGAATATGCCACCAACAAAAGAAGAAGTTTTTTCTACTGGTAGGGTTTTTTCAGTTATCTTTTCTCCTCTTATTTTAACGTCAGCAATACTTACAACTTTCTTCCCAATTTATTTTTTCTTTTCTACAATAAAAAACACAAAAGAAAAAATTAAAGAAAGTTTAAAAATAAATATAGAAAAAAAAGAATTAAAATCCAAAACAGAAGAAAGAAAAGAATTTTTTAGATTTTATGAACTTATGAAAGATGATGATTTTAGAAAAGGATATTTGGAAGCAAAAAATCCAGATAAAATACTTTCTGATAAAATAATGACAGCGGCACGAAAATGATAATAAATACTATCCGAGTCCAAAAAAACGTGGGATAACCACAAAAAAATTAGCAAGAAAATCTGCTAAGGGTGAGTTCTGGAAGGGTGTGAGAGCATAGGAACTTTTTGGAAAAACATATAAATAAAGGAGGATAATAAAATCATGTTTATAATTAATAGTTTATTAGATACAGATTTTTACAAATTAAATATGCTCCAACATTTCTTTCTTAATAATTCTGATATTATTGGAAGATATGAATTTAAGTGTCGAAATAAAGGAATTGTTTGGACCGACAAAATGGTATCTGAAATAAAAAAAGAATTAAATCATCTGGAAAATCTTTCTTTTACAACAGATGAACTAACCTATCTAAAAAACACAAAACTTTACAAAGAAAGTTTCATTGAATTTCTTAGAGTTTTTAAATTTAACACAAAACATATAGCATTAAATTTAGTTGATGGAGAATTAAAAATTTCTGCAAAAGGGCCAATAATTTTTGTAAGTCCTTTGGAAATTCCAATTCTTGCAATTGTTAATGAAATTTATTTCAGAAATATGTTCCCAGATTTTGATTACTATAGAGCAACAATTAAACTTAATAATAAAGTAGAATTAGCACTAGAAAGTAAGATTAAATTTTCTGATTTTGGAACCAGAAGAAGATTTAGTCATGAGTGGCAAGATTTTGTTGTAAGAACTTTTGCCAAAAAACTTCCTAATGATATTTTTACTGGAACAAGCAATCCCTATTTTGCTATGAAATATAATATTCTTCCAATAGGAACTATGGCACATGAATATGTTCAACTTTTTCAAGCGCTTCCTAATGTTTCTCTTATTGATAGCCAAAAAACTGCTTTTCAAGAATGGGCAGAACTTTACAGAGGAAATCTTGGAATTGCTTTAAGTGATACTCTTGGAATTAAAAAGTTTTTAAAAGATTTTGATGGATATTTTGTTCGACTTTATGATGGAGTTCGTCATGATAGTGGAGACCCATTTGTCTGGGGAAGCGCTATGATTACTCACTATGAAAAGTTTGGTATAGACCCAAAAACAAAAAGATTAGTATTTAGCGATGGACTTGATTTTGAACTTGCTATAAGATTAAATAATACTTTTAAAGATAAAATAATGGTTGGTTTTGGAATTGGAACAAATCTAACTAATGATATGGGGAAAGATATTATTCCACTTCAGATTGTAATGAAACTTGTAGAAGTAAATGGAAAACCAGTTGCTAAAATTAGCGACACTCCTGCAAAGGGAATGTGTGAAGATGAAACATTTCTTTCTTATCTAAAAAAAATAATCGAGGATTAATATGAATAAAGTTTTTAAAGTAAAATGTCTCACAGTAGAAGAAATAAGAAAAAAGTTTTCACAAGAAATAATAGTCAAACATCATGACGAAAATTGTGAACTATTTTGTGTTGAAAACTATTATTTAAGAACTAAATCTACTGATTATTTCTTTGTGCAAGAGTTTGACGGTCCCGGTTTCAAAGATGGTAAATACTATAATATAGATTTAGTAGAAAATTATGGTTTAGAAAAACCATACTCTAGTTATATACCAAAGGATTATGTTGTTCCTTTTAGTAGACGAATTTTTCTTTTTGAGGATGATTGATATGATATTTAAACAAGTTGGTGAAAGTTTAACATTTAGAAAAGAAATAAATCTTGAAGAATTTGAAAGATTAACTTATAAATATTTCCCAAACATAACTTTTATTGCAGTCGATAGTTATCGGAAGGAAGTAAATAAATTTTTAGGGAAAACCATCACTGTTGAAAAAATCTACAAGCGTAATGGGAAAGAAGAATTTTATTCATTTAAAGAATCTTCTCATGTTATTATTCCAGAGTTTTTTAGAGAGCATGGTTCAAAACGAATTTTTCTTTTTGAGGATGATTAGTTGAATAAAGATATAGAATTTATTAGCGTTGATTTTTCTTCACCAAAAGCATCTTCTATGTTTAGAATAGAACACGTTCCCTTTACGGGTTGGTGTCTTATTAATTTATCAGACATGACAGAAGACGAAAAAATGGAACAACTAGCAGACATTATTTATTATAATATGCCAGAAGAAAAAAAGAAAATGTTTTTAATGTTATAAAGGGAGATAAAATGAAACTGAAAGAAATCGGAGATACAATAACTTTTAGAAGTGATTTAACGTTAGAAAAAATACATGAAATCGACAAAAAATGTTTTGGAGCAGAAATAAAATACCCAAGAGGAACTATTGATATTTTGTGGGATAATGAAATCCTTTCCAGATTAGGAACAAAAAATGTTATTTCAGATATTTATGAAGAAGAAGGACCTCATAAACCTTGTTATGGTTTTGAAGGGGTTAGTTTAAAATTTCCTTATTTACTTTTTAAAGAACATTATTCACAACAAATAATTCTTTTTGAGGATGATTAAATGATTAAAACGTTTAAAGTAAAACTATTAAAAAGTTATGAAATAAAACAAAGATTATCAGAAGAAAGGTTAAATTTTTTAAAAGAAAATGAGTGTTCTTTAAGATCAATAATTAATCGTGATGATAGAGAAGTAATTTTTCACGTGAGCGAATTCGGAGAAAGCAATAAAAAAAGTAAAGATTTTTATAATGTAGAATATACCTACATTGAATTCAGCGACGAGAATCATCCTTTCAGATTTTATGTCCCAAAAGAATTTGTTACTAAACTGTCAGGGCGAATAGAAATTAATTTTGATGATTAGGAGAGTAGTATGAAAATAAAAATCGTGAGTTGTGGTTGCTTTATGTAAAGATAATAACAGAGGTGCTTTATGTTATTATCTATAATAAAATTAAATAAGTTAAATATTCCAATAATTGTTCAAGAGGTTGCATTAGAATGTGATTTATGTAAAAAAAAATGGATAATTAAAGATATAAGAACTTTTTTAAAACAAGAAAAACAAGGAATTCATAAATGTTTTAATTGTTCAAGATCAAAATGGCAAAAAGGTAGAAGACACTCAGAAGAAACGATAAAGAAAATGTCCGATAAAAAAAAAGGGAAAAAAAATATTTTATCAGAAGAGGCACGAAAAAGGGCATCAGATCGCACTAGGAAATATAATTTTTTAACAAAAGGTAAAACACTAGAAGAAAGATTAGGGAAAGAAAAGTCAGACATTTTAAGAAAAAAAAGAAGTGAAAATGTAAAAGGTGATAAAAATCCAATGTTTGGAAAACCAGCTCCTATTGGCTCTGGAGCAAGTAAACAAGGGTGGTATAAAAATATTTATTTTCGATCAATTTTGGAACTTTCTTTTATCATAAATTATTTGGAAAAAAATAACATTGAATATATCAATTGTGATCAAAACATAGATTTTAGAATTAAATATTTAATAGATGAAAAAGAAAGAAATTATTTTCCAGATTTTTTTCTTGTGAAAGAAAAAATTTTAATAGAAATAAAACCACTTTATTGGAAAGAAAATTGTAATATTGTTAAATTAAAAGAAAAATTTGCTATATTGTGGTGTTATGAAAAAAAATATAAATATAAACTTTATACTGAAATGGATTTTGATAGATTAAACAAACATGAATTGTCTAATTTAGAAAACTCTGGAATGTTAAAGTTTAGGAGGGTGAAAAAATCGTTATAAAAATTGTGAGTTGTGGTAATGCCTTTTCTCGTGTAAATGGCAATCAGTCATTTCTTCTTGAAGAAGATGGGAGAAAACTTCTTATAGATGCTGGAACAAGAGTCCCGGCGTTTCTTGACAAAATAGGTATAAAAATATCTGACATTGACGATATTTATATCAGCCACCAACACGCTGATCACATTGGAAGTTTAGAAGAATTTGCTTTTCTTCGTTATGATTGGGTAACAAAACCAACTCATTACAAAGATTTTAAATACGGGAAAGCTCCTAGATTAATTGCTAATGAAGTTCTTATGGATGAACTTTGGAATGAAAGTTTGAAGGGTGGATTAAAATCAATGGAAGGATTTGATAGTAGTTTAGAAACATTCTTTGAAACAGTTCGTATCCCATCAAATGGGAAATTTGAATGGCAGGGATGGAATGTAAATCTTATACAACAAATCCACGTGATGACTGGGAATAGAATTATGCCCACCTATGGACTTCTCTTTAAAAAAGAAGGACACAAAACTGTTTATTTTACAACCGACACACAACATTGTTCTCCAAAACAAGTAGAAATATTTTACAAACAGGCAGACATAATCTTTCAGGATTGTGAAACCGCTGGTGTTGATATGTCTTTCAAAGAAGGTTTTGAAGTATATAAAAACGAAGAAGGAAAAATATTACCTTGGCCTGTTGATGGAATGGAACTTATGGAATTAATAGTAAAAGGAATTGAACCATTTCCGTTTGAAAGATTTAAATTTGGTTCTGGAGTTCATGCAAACTGGGCACAAATTTCAGGTTATCCTTCTGCTAATTCAATTCGTCTTCCTAAAGAAACAAAGGCAAAAATGTGGCTTTCACATTATCAAGATTTTGTAAATGAAAACAAGGATTTTAAGGGGAATTATTGCAACTGGGAAGAAGAAGCAAAAGAAGAAGGATTTGCTGGGTTTGTAAAAGTAGGAATGGAATTTGAAGTTTAAAGAGTAATTATTTTGAAAATGATTAACTATTGACAAAAAAAATTTTTTAGAGTATAATTAAAAAAAGAGAAAGAGAAAAAATCGGGAATGTTATTAATTAATTCTTAATAGTTTATTTAATAATGTTTTATTAAACAACATCATTTTGGCTGATTACTAGCAGGAAATGTGCGCTAAGATTTTTTTATCGAATAGTAATTGGTTTTGCTAATGCCATCAGTTCTCGCTGAAAAAAAGAAGTTTGGTTCCCTTTCCCATCCAATTTAATTGGAGTTTAATAAGGCGGTTAAATTTTACCGTAAAATATTTAGGTTTGTGTTTTCTAACCTTAATAAGAAAAATTTGTGGATTGACTACCCGCTAGTATAATTATGAATAGTCTTTTTTTGGGGAGGTGGCGTAATTGGTAGCCGCTACGGACTTATTAATTTGAGCACTATATCGGAAACGATATATGTGAATGGTGTAAATTCAACGAACGGCCTGTCGAATGGAAGACGACCCAACATTGAGCGAAACTTTATATTGGAGACACTTTAACTGGAAAGATATTACAAGTGACGGTAATAAATGCCAATATGAATGACGTGCAGAGACTATAATCACCTACCTAAATTGAAAGATATGGTAAAAGCATAGTCCAGACCACAAACGAACAAAACTATAATAAAAAACGGCACAGGAAGTTTTGTAATGGGTTCAAGTCCCAACCAATTTAACAGAATTGAGTAAGCCAGAGTTCGGTAGTGAAAACTATAGTGGTAAGAAAATCCGTTGGTCGAAAGACCGTGAGGGTTCAAGTCCCTTTCTCCCTATTTTGCGAGACAAACGAAGCCGGTCGCAGTCGCCTGGTCTTATATGCCAGTTTAGCTGGGTTCAACTCCCAGGTCTCGTATTTTTTAAACTGTTTTTTAAGGAGGCGTATCAAGAATGAAAACTTACTTTATTGGAGACACACATTTTTTTTCCATCAAAAAATTTTAATATTTGAACCATCAAGATTGCTTCTTGGTGAAACAATGGATGCTCATAATTGGGAAATTGTAAAAAGATGGAACAGTGTTGTTAATCAAGAAGACATTGTTTATCATCTTGGTGATGTTGCTTTTAAACTGGGTTCTAAAGAAGGGGAGCTTAAAAACATAATTTATAATCTTAATGGACATAAAAAACTTATTATGGGAAACCACGATACAAAAGATAAACAATTTTATTTGGATCTTGGATTTGAAGAAGTTTTTGAAGAAGATATTCTTGTTGATGGTATTTGGTTAAGCCATAAACCAATTTTAGATCAAAATAAATTGAATGGCAAAATAAACATTCATGGGCACGTTCATAGTAATTCTCATAGAGACGAAGATACTCCAACGAAAAATCTTCATCTTTATATCAATGCTTCTATCGAAGTTTTGCCAGATTTTAAACCAATGTTGTTTAAAAATTAAGGAGAAAATAAATGGAAAAAATATTAGCTATTGTTTTATTTTTTGTTAATTTTTTCAGTTCTATTGCTTTGTGTTTTTCACAAGGGAAAACAATAGATGGTGTTTTGATACTTGGTATGATTATATTATCGTTGTTTTTGATGGCTGTAGAAATGATGTCTTTGTCAGTAATAATTCCTGAAAAATATCAAACAAAGATTAAAGAAAAAGAAGAAACAGGAACCAAAATTTAAAACTATGTATGGTATTTTATTAAGGAGAAGAAATGTTAAATCTATTTTCAGACGGAAGGATGGAAGAAACTTCAAAAGCAAAAAGTGCAGCAGAAAGAATACAGAGGGGAAAGCAAGCAGAACTTGAAACAAACTGTGGTCCATTAGCAGAAACTTTATCAAAAATAAAAGACATATGCGAGCCAAAAGCGCTCGACGCCGAAAGATCCATATATTTTTCTTACGAGGATTATCGCGTTGTTTATGAGGAAATTTACCATTATTCTAATTTTAGAATAATAAAATTGAATGGATTTTTTAAAACCAAAGAAACTTGTATTTTTAGTGGACAAGTTGGATACAATTGGAGTCGTGTTTTTGAAAATAAATTAGATTACTGGTTTACAAACTTAGAAATAAACATGGCATATAAAGAAGCAATAGAAAGAATTCACAGAGAAATGTATGAATACATTATTTCAAAAGAAGAAGAAAAAATTAAAAATATTATTATTGAAACAGCAATGATTTCAGTTAATATGAACTTTTAGTTCTATTAATTAAAGGATAATTATGAGTGAAAAAAATTGGAAAATTGGAGACGTTGCTATTTGCATTGTTGAAAATGGATTATGTGATGGAATATTAGGAAAAGAATATAAAGTAGTTGGAATATCAAATAGATTTCCTGGCGATTTAATTTTTTCTATTCATCCTTTTGAACGTAACCCTTATGGAATTTCTGTTTGCTCTAAAAAAGAAAGATTTAAGAAAAAAAGTCAACAATTACTCCTTTTTGAAGATGAATAACTATTGACAAAAAAAATTTTTTAGAGTATAATTAAAAAGTAAAAAAGAGAAAAGATTATTTAGATTAAATCAACCTGACTAGTTGTAAAGGTAATTAATAAGTCATATATTATTATAGAGATTAATAACGGGTATTGGGCAAAAGGTTAGCCACCTGATCTGGGATCAGGGCATCAAGTGTGTTCGATTCACACATACCCGAATAACGTGGATAAGTTTTCTTGTTTATAACACGTAAACAAAACAAGAAAAAAAGCACATTGGCGTAATCGGGAATAAATACCGACGAAGTGTCGTTTTGTAGACACAGAGACATTTTTTACTGGAATAAGTTGACAGTAAAATAAACAACGTCCAAGATAATAAACTTGGAGATATGGGTTGGAATCCCATTTGTGTTTTTATTTTTTGCCCTCTTAGCTCATTTGGTTTAGAGCGATTGCCTTGTCGTGTATTTTTACAAAAGAATATAGGACAAGCAATAGGTGCTCGGTTCGAATCCGAGAGTGGGCATTACGACGCAGGAAGAGAAAAGGTGACTATCCGGTCTCATAAACCGTGACATTCTGGTTTCGAGATCCAGTCCTGCTATACTCCTTGGTCGTCAGGGGAAAAGTTCGACCATTTTTTTGCCGCTGTGCTGGAATTGGTATAGGCGTTAGTTTTATTTTCGAACTGGAATACTCTATGTCATATATAATATGTAAAGATAATATTATGAGGGTTCGAAATTGACAACAAAATATACAAAAGAAAATTTAGAGGAAATTGTAAAGGAAAGTTTTTCTATATTTGAAGTTTTAAGAAGATTGGAATTAGTTTGTTCTGGTGGAAACCACTCGCACATTTCTAAATTAATAAAAGATTTTGAAATAGATAAGAGTCATTTTTTAGGACAAGGGCATAGTAAAGGCAAAATATTGGGACCTAAATATACAAAGGAAACTTTTTTAGAAACTTTAAAAAAGGATACTAAAATTTTAGGTCATAGATTAGTAAAGAGATTGGTGTTTTTTGGGATCAAAGAAAGAAGATGTGAGATATGTAAAAATGATATATGGAACGAAAAACCAATACCGTTAGAATTAGATCATATTGATGGAGAACACTCCAATAATGAATTAGAAAATATTAGAATATTGTGTCCAAATTGCCACGCACAAACAGATACCTATTGTTCTAAAAATATGAACAAAAAAATTTCTATCATAAAGTTAGAAAAGAAAAAATATTTTTGTGATTGTGGAAACGAAAAACATCGTAGTTCTAAAAAATGTAAAATCTGTAGTAATAGAAGTTTAGAAAAGTTTAACAATGGTTTGAAAATAGAGTGGCCTTCCGATGAAGAACTTTTAAAAGAACTAGAAGTTAAATCATATTTAGAGTTAAGTAAAGAGATTGGCGTGTGTGATAATTCTATAAGAAAACATTTAAAAAAAAGGATTGGATATTTTCCATCAAAGCGTAAAGTTAATAATTAAAGATTCATATTTGCCCGAGTAGGAAAACTGGTAAATATACCACACTTAGATTATAGGTCGTGTGAGTTCAAATCCCACTAGCGGTATTTTTTATAAGGAGTGATTGATGTATTTTATTCGTAATTGTGTAAATGATACTATATAATTAGTTTTTATGCGTCATTATGTGAATCAGCAAACACGGGCGACTGTAAATCGCTTCCTTCGGGGTACTAGGGTCGGCACCTAGATGGCGCAATATAGACACACACAGCAAACAAAAAACAACAATCTGTTAAATTGTATAAGTTGTGTCTAGTTTTTTCTTTCTTCGATAGCTCAGTGGTAGAGCAGGGTGCTGTTAACACTCAGGTCGCTTGTTCGAATCAAGCTCGAAGAGTAAAGTATTGTGGTGAAAAGATTTAACACAATGGCGAGGTAGCTCCTCTTGACGGTCTTGCTATAAGATGCCATAGTTCGCAACAATGAAAGGTTTAATTCCTTTCCAATACTTTTAAAGAATATTATTGGTGGCAAGTACGATTATAGTTTGGCTAGGAAACATGATCCGGGGGCTGAAATTCCAAGGAGGTTAATAACTCTAGTATTCTTTTTTTTACGCGTCATTACTATCAAAAGGTTAGATTCCCATTCTGATAAAATGGAGGTTAATGGTTCAATTCCATTATGACGCAATGTATTAGTATTTATTTTGGAGATTTCATAAACAATGAACAACAACGCAAAACGCCTTACGAGAGGTTTGGCTGCAAATATAAAAGAATTAATAGAGGTTGCATTTGAAGATCCGTCAACTAAAAGAGAAATTTGTAGAGGTGGCGGAAGTAATGGTGGGCAAATAACAAAATTACTTATGAACAAACCAACTGAAAACATACGAATTTCAAAAGAAGCATTGAAATTATGTATGGAAAATAACGTTTTCTTATATGATTATTTTTTTCTTGGCAGGGATAATGCTAAACTAAAAGAAAAATATGGCAACTTTTTTTCGTCAAACTGGAAAAGTGCAGAAAAATGCCATGCAGTCGGTCATTATATTACAGCAGATCACAATATTCCTAATACTTGCATTATAAATGAAATATTAGAAATAGCGGAAGAAGATATTGAAAAATTAACAGAGGAAAGAATAATAAAAATATTAAACTCTCAATCTCTTGATTTTATAACTATTGAAGAAAATGATCTTTTGAATAAAAATGGATTTACTTTTTCTGGAACAAAAGAGGAAAGGGATTCAATTTGTAGTGAAAAAATAGATATAACAGATGTTTGGCTTACACCAGATCATATTATTAGTCAATTTTTTGAAACTTCTGGTTTAGATATAAACCATTGTCTTGATCCTTGTGCTTGTGATGGAAGATGGTTAAAAGGAAAAGGTATCTCTGGAGATATTTTACCTATGAATAAATCAGTTGCTTGGCAAGATTTTTTAACGGTTGAATCTGTTCCAGAAGAAATTAAACATATAATTGGAAATATTCCATTTTCTTTAACTAAAGAATTTGTTGAAAAAGCATTTTTACTAAGAAGTGAAGCATATTTTTTAGTGAATGGTGACACTATAATGAATCATTATAATGGACATATAAAAAAAATATGGATAATCAATGGAATCGAAGGAAACCAAAAAGATTTTAGAAGTAGATGTGAATTTGAAACAATTGTTTTAAAAAAATCTGCTTTGTGGTGTTGTATAGTTCACTTAACAAAAGAAAAACAAGAAGAATTTATAATAGAAAAAGATATTTCAAATGAACAAAAAAGGGATGGATTTCATGTAGCATTAGGAAGAAATACATTCATAAAAAGTTTAGTTCCTATTGAGAATAATGAAAAAATAATAAGATTGCAAACAAAAGGAACGATTGATTATAAAAAGAAAAAGATAAGTTAATTTTAGAAACATAGAACGACTAGAATGAACAATGGATGAGGTCGGATTCCATACAGGATTAAGGGTAAACAAGTATGTAGCAAAAGTTATGACTTGCCTAGCGTATTTCACAGAAGGTAAATCTGTGTCGAGGTTCATTTATGTTTCTTTATTTAGAAGGTATCCGGACGGCTCCGGGACCGGACTTGAAATCCGGAACGCGGGGAAACTCGTGGAGGATCGACACCTCTATCTTCTGTAATTGGTTCCTGACGAGGAAATCGAAAGTATTACGCGCCTCTCCCTAACTAGAATTGGGATGCTCACTATGTAGGTCAAATCGTGAAGTTGACGCTGGCACCACAGCAGAGGTACTCACTGTGGTATTTTGGGATAGACAAGCAGTAGGGAATTGTCTTGGATTGCTAATCCAAAGGAAGATGAAAATCTTTGAGAATCGTATTCTCGTTATCCCGTTTTTTGGCACAAATAATCTAATCGGTATTAGAGACGGTCTGCAAAACCGTCCTGTGAAAACAGTTGTGTAGTTCGACTCTACTTTGTGCTTTTTCGAAGGAATACAAATTGTATTCCTTTTTTTATTTAGGAGGTATTATGAACTTTTTTAATTTTTTTAAAAAGAAAATCGTTAGAGAAAAGGAAATTATTACAATATATAAAAGTCCAACAATTTATATTAAAAAAAGAGATACAAGTTTTTTGTCTTATAGTATAAATAATTATATCGTTAAATTTGATGGAAATAATTACATTTCTAGTCAAAAATTTCAACGCCTTGAAACTTACAAAGAAACATTACCTGTCGCTTTTATAGAATTTTGCGGATATAAAGTATTTAAAAAAAATGAAGAAGAAATAAATAAAATGATAATTGACGTTTATGTTAAAAATTTAAATTTCGCTAGTTCTTTGTTTTCTATAATATCATCATTCCCTGATGCTGTGGAATCTTTTGATAAATTAAATAAAAACGAAGAAGTTAAAAAAGATCAAAGTGAATTTAGTGACAACTTTTCTTACTTGTTTGGAAAACTAAGAAAAAATGAACTGGATTTACAAATAGGGATGGGGAATTTATACGACGATCTCAAGACCCTTATGGATGAATTAGAAGAGAAAATATTTACAGAAATTTCTTCTGAAACAAAAATTAAAAAAGAAAAGTATTGACAAAAAAATATTTTTAATGTATAATTAAATAAAGGAAAATAAATGACAAAATACAGAACAGTTTCAAACGGATATTATGATGAACTTGAATATCAAAAAGAATTTAAGTTTCTTTTCTTTAAAAGAAACTCTTGGCATTCTGTTTGGCGACCTTATTATGATGAAATTTGGGGAAGAACTCTCGACTATAGACATAATTATATAAATTCGATCAACACTAACATAAAAGATTTTGTAACTAAGTGGCCTAATATTAAAAATTATTTTGATTGGGCACTTGAAGAACAAGAAAAACTTGAAGAAAAAATAAATAAAGAAAGAATAAAAATAGAATTAAAAAAACAAGAAGTAAAATATTTTTAGAGTATAATTAAATAGAGGGAAAAATGAAAACAGAAGACATAAAAATAGGAATGAAAATAAAAATTCCTACCGTAAAAAGAACATCTGGTGCTATTTTAACTAAAGATTGTTCTGCTTATTTACACGCAACTGAACTTAATCAAAATTTTTTATATATTGTTAGTGGCTTTTATAATAACGGTCATGGCGATGAAGTTACAGTGGGTGCCACTAAAAAAATTATGAAAGTTCTTTTTATGCAAAAGATTTGCAACCATATTCAAATCAAATTTTTCTTTTTGAGGATGAATAAATGAAAGAATACAAAGTTGGCGACACAATTACAATCAGAAAAGACATCACAATAGACAATATAAATGAATTAATGAAACCATATTTTGGAGCAGTTATGGATAATTGGGAACATTATTACAATATGTTAGTTGATAATAATTTTCTTGAGAAAAGATTTAAAATAATAGAAAGAAAAAACTGGATATATAGGCAAGGTGATGTTTATAAACTTGATTGGAAAAGACCTAATTATATTAGTCCAGAGTTATTTGTAGAAAGTTTTTCTCGGCAAATAATTTTATCTTGGGAGGACTAAATGAAAACATTTGAAGATGAATATAAAAATCTTAAAAACAACTTACCAAAACTTAAAACTTATTGGAATTGGTATAATTTTTGTAGTGGTTTAAGAAAAGAAATTGGATTGAATCAAAATCAATTTAACGTTCTTGTTCAACAAATGAGAGAAATATATTTGAAATAATAATATGGGGTAGAAAATAAATCGACAGATGAAATCGTTTGAGAACGACGAAAATGCCTAAATTACGAAAGTTCGAGATTTTATTTGAACGGGAGAGAGTTATTCCCCTACTCCACCATTTTAAAGAGGTTAAAAATGAAAGAAGAAGACATTAAGGTTGGTGATATTGTAAAAATTAAATCAAAAACAGTTCCCAATTTCGAGCGAGACAAAATTATTCCTTTTGAAGGAGTAATACAAGAAATAAAAACCTATTCTCATTTAAGCATGTATTACGGTGAAGAAAAAAACAAATTACTTTTTATTATAAATTGTAGTTTTTATTGCTTTGAGGATTTTGAAAAAAAATCACAACAACTATTTCTTTTCGAGGATGATTAAATGATTAATTTAGATGATAAAATTTTTAAACAAAAAGAATTAAACATTAATAATTTTAAATTTAGAACAAGAGAAGATTCTTTAAAAACTTATAATGATCTTGGTGTAGGAAGATTTTTTCTTGAATTTTTTTGGGACAGAATAGAGCACGATTTGCCAGAAGTTTTTACAATAGAAAACAGAATAAATCAAGATAGGATATTTTTTTACGATAAAAATCTTGAAGGGTTATTTAATATAACATATATTTCTTTTATTTGTTATTTTGAAAAAAAATCACAACAACTTTTTCTTTTTGAGGATGAATGATATGGAACTTGAAATTGGAAAACATTATATCGTTTGGAATGCTTATAGTCAATCTTACACTTCTGGGTATTATCTTGGAGAGTCCAACAAAGCAATGATATCCTGGACTAGTCAAAGTTGGTATACACCTATTTATGCCCCTGGTTTTGCTTTTTCAAGTAGTCCTGGCAGAAGCGCCACAGGGAAAAAAGCAAATGTAGTTCCAAAAGATGGGTTTATGATTCTTGTGTGTTTATCTGATATTGATTTACCAAAGCGGTCATTAGTTGATCCTGAATGAAAAATTTTGTAAGGAGGTGAATTATGGACGAAAAACTAGAAACAATCGAATTAGAACTTACTGATAAAATGATTGATTTTATTTATAGTAATGAAAAAGATTGGATTGTTGGAGATCTACCGGACAGCAGTCAAGATGATTATTTTCTTTGGCTTGGTGAAAACGGAAAACTATATCTTACAAAAGAGAAAACAAAAGAGACAATTTGTGTAAAATATTTAAAGAGAACTTTTAATTTTGAAAATCTTTTTAAGGAACAGAAATAAATGAACCAACACAATTTTAAAATAGGTGAAAGATTTCTTATTAAAAATCTTGAATATAATAGCATATGGAATAACAAAAACACAGAGGTTTATGATTTAAGTTCTGAACGTTGCTACATTATGTTAATTGATAATAAAAGTATTACAACTTCATTTTCATTAACTGATACAAAACTTATAACAAATCATTTCCAATTTAACCAACGAATATTACTTTTTGAAAATGAATAACTATTGACAAAAAAAATTTTTTAGAGTATAATTAAAGAGTAAGGAAGAAAAAAAAATGTTAGACGAAAAATTAAAAATATTTAAAATTGGTGAAAAAGCAACTTACGTCTTTCAAGAAGATTTGGAAAATTATTTTGTTGAAGATGGTGCTGAAATGACTTTTGTTAGGTATAATGAAATGGATAAAAAATATCCATACAGTTTTTCTGTTAAAGCAAGAGAATTTATATATCCAGAACACGTTGAAAACGTAGATGAAGACAGTGATGAAGATTATGACGAAGAAGATGTAATTCTTGGTGAATACATTATTAAAAATATTGATTTTGCACTCAATGAAGTGAAGAAAAAAAACCAACGAATATTACTTTTTGAAAATGAATAACTGTTGACAAAAAAAATTTTTTAGAGTATAATTAAAGAGTAAGGAAGAAAAAAAATGAATGAAAATAAAGAAATTATCCGATGGTTAAAAGAACGCCTTGAAGAAGCAAAAACAGAGAAAGCCAAATTTGGATCAAATATTCCACTTTATAGTTTCTGGGATGGGAAAGAGCAAACCATTGAAGAAACTCTTAGTAAGTTGGGCGTAATTGTTGAAGTAAATTTTAAGCAGACATCAAATGGATAAAATAGTTTACGAAAAAACAAGATTTATATTAACAAAAATTGCCAATTTATATTCTAAGCGTTTAAATGTAAAATTTTCTTGCGTTCATGAAATTAGTTTAGAAGAAATTGATAATGATGAATATTATCTTGTTAATGATAACACGAAAGAAAAAATTTTTATGTTTGATCAAAAATTTGTTAGTAGTTCTATTAAATATTATGGGTGCAAAGATGCTAAAAAAATGATTTTTGGTTTGGCTCTTGGAGGATTTTTAAATGAAAAACATAAAAGCAGGAATGAGAGTAAAAATTCCAGAGCGTGATGAATATGGAAACCTTTTAGAAACCAAAACAACTGGAATTTTGATTGCCTGTCTTAAAAAAGGTTATCCAAATTATTGTGTTAGATTTGATAGCGAAAATGTTTTTGCTCATAATTATTATCCAGGACCAGAATTTTGTATTTTTCATACTGGTGAAGAAAATAAGAATTTGAGAATTTATTACTATTATGGTATAGAAGATGTTGAACCATTTTCACAACAGTTATTCCTTTTTGAAGATGATTAACTATTGACAAAAAAAATTTTTTAGAGTATAATTAAAGAGTAAAGAAAAAGAAAATTTGTTGGATTGTCCAAAGATTGACATCTAATGAACGAAAGTTCATTGTTGAATTATTTTAGGAGGGATTACTTGAAAACTTGAATAAACTTTCTCATTGTGAGAAAAAATTAAGTGTGTTTAGGGCCACCATTTAAAACAAAGTTTTAGTGCTGGCATAATATCTGAAATTATTCCGTTGTTTCTATCCTAATTAGGATGGACGTTATGTGATAATTATTTTCTTTTAGAACTTAGGAGGTTCAATTATATGATTACTATTTACAAGGTGACAAAAACTGACGAGAGGCTTTTCGCTGACTATGTGGTTCCTGGTGTTTCTGCTGACCAGATTCTCGTGACTTCGGTTGCGGCTCGTTACGAAGATTTCGAGGGAGTGAAGAAAGGTTCCACTTTCACCGTCAAGATTGCTGCGGCAAATCGTGGTTCGTTCGGCGTGTTCAAGGAACTCAATGCTGAAACATTGAAAGATGTTCAGAACGTTCCTTTCGAGTTCGACATCAACTCCCTTTCTTGGAATGTGAGCAACGGTATTCTTCGTGTGTCCATTCCTCGCAAGGCCGAGTTTGTTGGCAAGACGGTTGTTGCTGACACAAGCGCCGAGATTTTTGGTGAAGTTCTCCCAGAGAACTCTGTCACTGCTACTAAGTAGTTGACAATGGCGGGAATGAGATAAGTCTCGCCGTATTGGGTAAGGCCGCAACGGATAAGCGGTAAGGATATAAATTTCTGTGAAACGTGTTGTTCTTAATTTATTAGAGATTTGGGTTCGATTTGCAGTTCCAAGGAGTTGCATAAGTAATACCTCTCTATGGTTTGGAGTATATGATAATTATTTAATAATCTATTCGCTACTTCCCATAACTCTATTTCACAAAGCGGTTCAATTCCGCAACCCAAAAAAAGTTTAAGAAAAGTAATGACAGAACGGATTGTTGTAGCGTGCGAACGTGCGAACTAGGTATCAAGTGAAATGTTAACGAGTTGCAAATTAATCATTAAGGCAAAAATCTATTAGATCTAGCATGAGAAGAAATGCCGGTGTTAGAAAGTAACTCCATTTGAAAATCGCAGATTTGGTTCAATTCCAAGAACTTTTTAAAAAACTATTTTATTAAGGAGAAAAAAATGAGTGATATTCAAGAAAATGCTTTTTTTGATAGCAACGAAAATTTAGTTGATAGATTTGATGAAGATGTCGAAGAAATGGACGAGGAAGAAATCGAAAACGAAGAAGAAAACGATCTTGAAGAAAACTCATTTTCTTTAATAGATTTTAATGAAGATTATGATTATGATGAAAATGATTCTTGTTTTTTCGAAGATGAGGAAATTTTGTCAATCGTTCGCCATGGAATTATTTGGAATATTATTGGTTTCACTAAAAATAAACTTTATATTTTACAAGACCCACAATCAAATTGGATTATTTTCGTTAATGACTATGACATTGATGATAATCAAACCGAAAAATCGAAAAAAGAAGAACATTCTGATGGACTTTTTGAACTTTAAGTAATAAATAAATTAACTAAGTAATGGCAGAACGGATTGTTGCACTATGAGAATAGGTAATTTTAGGTATCACTAGAGAACGGAAGCACTCATTGTATTTGAACTTTGAATGTTAGATAAAATTTATTTTTATTTGATGTGATAATAGTAAAAGAAAAGTCATCACCAACCCTCTAGCCGGTGATAAATTACGGACTTGATTCAATTTCAAGAACTTAGTTAATTTTTTAAAAGGAAAAATAATGACAGAAGAAGAAATAATGAGAACAAACTCAAAAACAATATTTAAATTTACAAAAAGCATGAGTGGTTTAATTTTAGTTAATTTAAAAGCAAATATTGTTTGTGATTTACAAGGATCTCCTTTGAACGCAGATGTTGCTGGAGGTTCACATAATAGCAAAAGTTTTCTTTTTTACTTTGGAAATTTTCACAACAAAGAAGATTTTAAAGACCAACAAGGGTGTAGTAAATACTTACACGATGGTGGAAATACTGCTGAAGGTCTTTATAATAACCAAAATTATAAAAAATATTTTATGTGGTGGATTGAATGTGATATAGTAAAATTATATTCAAATCAAATATTTCTTTTCGAGGATGATTAGCCCATTTATTTGGGCGTTTTTTATTTAGGAGTGATGATGAAAAATTGTGAAATATGCCGAAGAGAAGGTGATGATAAATATTTTGAAATACATCACTTATCTCCAGGAGATAAAAAAAGTAAATTATCTACATTATGTCAAAGTTGCGGGGACATCGTTCATAAATTATTTACTAATAACAAATTAAGAACAAAATTAAACACAATTGAAAAATTGCTCTTGGAAGGGAAGATTCAAACTTGGATTAAGTTCATTTTTGATAAACCTCTTGATAAAAAAATCCCAATGGCAAAAAAGAAAAGAAAAAAATGACAAATAAACAATTTTCCAATTTAATTAACGGTCAAAGAAGATATTTAAATGATTTAGACAAGAAACAATATTTAAAAGCAATAGAAGATGGGGAAGCAAAAATTGCTTTTGTTAAAGATTATCATTGCAAATTATATGGGATTGGCATAATTTCAATAAAAGAAAATATGAAAAAAAAATTTTTTATGGATTATATAGATATTTATTATAGTTTTAAATTTTCAAGATTATGTAAGTATAACAAAAACGAATTAAACTCAGTCATTGAAATAGAAAATACTTCCACGACTTGGATATTACAAAATGTATAATTAAGTAAAGGAAAACAAAATGGATGAAATATCTACTGAAACAGATATATTTGGAACTAAACGTTGGTATTTGAATGATGAACTTCATCGAGTTGATGGACCAGCTATTGAATGTGCTAATGGGACTAAATATTGGTGTTTGAATGGCAAACTCCATCGAATTGATGGACCAGCTATTGAATGTGCTGATGGAACTAAATTTTGGTATTTGAACGGCAAACATCATAGAGTTGATGGACCAGCTATTGAATGTGCTGATGGAACTAAATCTTGGTATTTGAATAGCATTGAAATATTAGAAAAAGATTTTGTAATTAAAACAAAAGATCCAATTCTTGACGCAATCAATCTTTTGAAAAGCAATGGATATAAAGTTTTTAAAGAAAAAGTCGAACTTGAAGAAGTTTAACTATTGACAAA